AACGGCGACGGTACAAAGATGAGTGAGCTTAACATGCTTTGGAGTGTGTACAATGGATAGTTCACCGATTTATCGTTTGATGAAAGTTCTCGAAAGAACTGACCTTGAGGCAAATGCTGCGCTCATGCAATGGACTAGAGATGTACTCTTTCGCGATGAGCGTAAGCTTCTCTTGCGAGAGATTAAGCATCTTCAAGGTGATTCAGATTTACTTAGTCGTTACCGTTTTCCTGATACAACAGGACAGTGAGGAGGAATAACAATGCCTGAACTTGAAGATGGATTCTATGAACCAACTCCAAGAAATAGAATGGTAATAGTGCCGATAGCTTTAAGCAACGCGATATATAAAGCTATCGACGAACAATTGGCTATTTACCCAGAAGCGATGGCAGATAGAGAAGTGTTTTATGACAATCTGCTTTGCTTCTATGATGATAATGGTTATGTACCAGAGTTTGTTCTAGCAAGGAAAGATGGTTAAGGAGAACTAGCAATGGGTTTCAGCATTCAAAATCCTAAAAACGCCGTGGACGCCAAGCGAGCAGCTATCGAAGCTCGTAAGGCATCCACGGCTCCAGCAGGGACGAATCCTAGTGCAATCGTGCGCTATATTCCACCCGGCGAGTGTCCAGATCGGAATCGTATTGTGTTTGATGATTCCGGTTCTATGGGCGGGCATATTGAGGATGCGAAACGTGGGATGATCGAATACCTGCGGAATTGTATTCTCAATCAAACCTCTGTAGCGATTCATTTTATGAACTCTACAGCGTGTGATACACAGCTTGAGAGTAATCTCTTGAAGCTCGCTGCGGATATTCGTGAGATGAATCTACGGAGTGGTGGAACACCATTCTTTAACACTCTCAAGAAAGCTCTTGAAGCTACGCCCACGCTGACTCGGCTGATCGCTTTTACTGATGGCTCGCCGACGGATATGCTGAGCGCGGAAGAATCTACTGAAATGTCCTTTAGCTGGGACACAAGTTCTGCTTGGACCTCCAGCGCCGATGTTATTATTAAGATTGCTTCATCCACTGGCGTTGGTATTCCAATTGACACTGTATATTTTGGCGAAGGCAACGAAGACAGACGAGAGATTGTGCTTCTAAAGTACCTCTCCTCCAAAACAGGCGGCTACTTTCTGCACTTCGATCCTGCTAAGGTAAACTTCGCGCAAGCGTTCAAGTATCTTGCGCCGGTCAATCGCTTGATGCTTGCATCTGCTAGTTTCAGAGCACAAGTAGAAAGCGGAGCACAGAAATGATGCTTCCCTCAGAAGCAGCACAAAAACAATCCGAACTCCTAGCACAATACAGCCCACTCATTCAGCATCAGGTCACGACGCTGACGAGAAAGCTCTTTGTCCTAGGTTTCGGCGCACTCTTCTCCCGTATGGTAGAAGGTCCAGTAGTACGAATCTTCTACTTTAAACCTCTAGGAGAACCTAAGTTCTCCAGCATCCTCAACAAAGAAGAAGAATTTGCCGGCTCTCTCGCTGTAGAATCTGTTCGTGTAGAACGCGCTCTCGGCGAAGTTGCTATCTCTGTTCCGCGTGCAGACCGTCAAACCATACAGTTTGATGCTTGTCTGCATAAAATGATGACCTCGGAGCTTACTCGTGGAATGGCGCTGCCTCTGTTGCTAGGCCAGTCCACCATAGGAGAACATCTCTATGCTGATCTTGCTCAACAGCCGCATTTACTGGTTGCGGGAGCTACTAACTCAGGGAAAAGCGTATTCACCGCGCAGCTTATTTGCTCGCTTTCTCTGTTTCGCGCTCCAGAAGAGCTTGAGTTTATCCTTGTGGATACTAAGAATCTTGATCTCGTATTGTTCAAGGGACTTGAGCACGTTAAATATGTACTCAACAACATTTCTGACCTCAGAGCCGCACTTACGGTTCTGCTTGAGGATGTTAGACTACGAAACGCTCAAATGAGTGGGTTGGCGAGGAATATTGGAGAGTGGAATCAGCTTTATAAAGATTGTGGTTATCTGGAGGAGACATCTCCTGAGAAACTACGCTCTGTTCAGATGATGAAGTACAAAATCCTCATCATCGACGAGCTTGCGGATGTGCTAGATCAGGATAACGCTTTTCTAGCAATGATCGAGCGTAAGATGCGTCCACCGTCAATACACTCACTCTTGAAAACAATCGCACAAATCTCCAGGGCCGCTGGAGTACATTTGATTCTTGCTACTCAACGGCCTTCAGTCAAAGTAATCTCCGGGGATATTAAAGCAAACTTTCCTGCTAGAGTATCCTTCAAACTCCCCTCAAGTATGGATTCTCGTGTCATACTTGATGAAACCGGTGCTGAGAATCTACTTGGCATGGGCGATTACCTGTACAAAATAGCAGGTTCCGACACCGTTAAGCGAGCGCACAGCGCGTTCGTTTCGATCAACGATATTGCTAACATTCTCGCACAGAACGAGAACATAAGGAGACAGTATGCAAACGCCAGTAGTGAAATGTAAACACTGCAACAGACCGATAACACGTAATGTGCTTGATACTGGTGAATGGATTCACAAAAAGACCAGGAGTGTGCCAGCGATGTATTACTCCTGTTCTATGTACTCCAGAATAAAGTCAGAACGTAAAACAGGTTCACCACACGCAGAACCAAAGGAGCTGACCGATGACACAATTCAGAGCTGAAGCAGACCGTCTAATGGAACAGCAGCACGGCTTCAACACGTCACAAGGTAACTTTCACGAAGATGTCGAGGACGACGAAGAATTTCTCGAAGATTGTCCTATCTGCGATACAGAAGAATCAATCAACGGAAGTGGTCGCTGTTCATATTGCGGCTATAGGAGGTACTGAATGAAATACTACTACGACGGCTACTGGGGCGCTTTCTTCAAACGCTCCGTTGAGGCAGGCACCGGACCTGCTACGCTCGACAACTCAGTAAAACCTGCGGACCTAGAGCTTATCGGCTTTGGCTACAGTGGCCATCCCTCTATCCTCAACGACATTCACTCACGCAACCTTGTAGACCAAGGTCCAATTCCAGCAGGAACGTACACATTCTCAGGTCCATTTACTGACCCTAAACGCGGTCCACAGTGTTGGCGGCTCGAACCTGCGCCCACGAATCGTATGTTTGGTCGGTGCGCGTTTATGAATCACGGCGACACAGCAGCAATGTCTCACAGTGCCTCAGACGGTTGTATCATCAGCCCACACTGGGTAAGAAACTTGTGGACTGACGGTGATACGTTGGAGGTGCTGTAAGTACACTCACACTAGCTCACTCGGTAGGCGGCTCCCGATTCTTGGAGGCCGCCTTCCATTTTCGGGATTCGGGGCTAAGTCGTTGAAAATAAAGGTGCATACGGCCTTTTTTTGCCTCTTGACTGCGTGTTTACAGGCGCGTATGATGAAAGACATGGCAACCCGAACCGAACCGACCGTAGCGATGACCGCTCGCATATTCGTAGCACAAAACAATGCGCTTAAAGTAGATTACCCGCAACTTAGCAAGAGCGCCTTAATGCGTGTTCTGTTGCACTTATTCTTATCTAAACAACTACCTACAAATGTCTACCCTCTAGCTCTGGAGGAAATGGCTAGGGCCGAGCAGGCTCTAAAGAGCAATAAGACCAAACAAGTTTCTGTAGCATAAGCACACAAGGAGAAACCATGTCACCAGACGATCCAGTTTTTGATGAATTGGACGAACTCGCAGTAGAGTCTCCGGCGGAAGAAATCTATGTGCCGACGGATGAGCCGGAAGAGATCACAGCAGAAGAGGCTTTACACACGGATATTCCAGCGGAGCCAACAGAGATTGAAGAATCCCATCTAACAGTAACCGTATGTGATTGCTGTCTTGAGTTAAATCTCACACATCCAACGTCAGTAATAAGATGTGCTCGATGTGGCCAAGCGTTTTGTTTTCACTTTGCTTCTACGATTGATGCGCAGTATTGTGTGAACTGTCTAAGTGACATTGCGGTGGCTAAGAGCGTTATCACTAAGACATACGAACACAAAAATGCTGAAGGACAGACGGTATTCTACAGACGCAGGGCCAGGGAGATACAGATTAGCGGTCTGGATTGGCTCTTTGCGCAGCGTAAAATTGTAGAATTATCCGATCTTGAGCTTGATCTTAGTATTGAGTATCATCGAAACATTCTGTCGCTGATGTGCACTGAGCAAGAGCAACGTCGTACAGCTAAAATGCACAGGTATGCTGGTATGAAGATTCATCTAACACCTTCAACAACAGATGTGAACCATACTACTACGACAACGGTGAAGAAAACTCGTACAGTGTCAAAGACCAAAGCGCAAGAACAACTAGCGGCGCTGCTCAAGAACATGGCCGCTAAAGGAATGACGATGGATAAGATAGCTGCGATGCTTAAGAAAGCGTAGGAGACACAGTGAAAGAATCACCAGGTGTGAACGTAACTGATGCTGAATTGAAAAAGAACGCAGAGGAATCTCTCAAACTTCTCGGCGACGATCCTGTAAACCACCCCTCACACTATACCTTTGGACGTTTTGAGGTTATAGATGTGCTACAGGATTGGTTTCCAGCAAGTCCACTGCTTTGGCAGGTTGTGAAGTATGTCGCTAGAGCACAACACAAGAGTTGCACACTGCAAGATCTAAAGAAGGCTCAGTTCTATCTCAACAAGCAAATTGCAGAATTGGAGAAGTAAATGAAACCCTCCGGTCAGTTGATTGAGTTTCTCAATCGTACACCACTTCCGTGGGTGCGGTATGATGAGTCGCAACAGAAGTTGATCGTTGTGATAGATAATCATATGCTCAGCACATACCGTAACTGTCCTCAACATTTCTTTTATTCCAACGTACAAGGCTATCAAAAGAAGTCCGGCGTTAAAGAAGGAGAAAAAGAACGTGCGTGGTATTTGGACTTTGGCGTTCTGCTTCACAAAATGCTGGAGATTTACTATCAGGAGTTTAAGAATCCTGACTTTGATGTTACTAAGTGGGCTTCTGTCCGTGCTATGGCCGAATGGCAGGAAATGAACATGGATGTTCACTCGGAGCATAAAGAGTTCAAAGTTATCGGCGGCGCGTTTGGTTTCGCTGGCTTGTTAATGCAGTATGCCTCTGTAATGTCGCCGCTAAACGAGAAGATCAGAGTGCTAGGAACTGAGGTCTCATTCGGTAGAAACGGCGAAGTTCCTCTGTATATTGACGAGGATATTGAAATCTATCTCGCCGGTCGCATGGACCTGATCGTAGACGATGGATATTTCATCTGTCCTATGGACCACAAGACAATGGGCGCTTTTCGCGGCGATCCTGGGATGCAGTTTGAGACAGAGGAAGGTCCGACAGGGTACATTTATGCACTCTCGAAGATTCTTCCGCAGTTTGTACCAGAGGACCAGCTCTTGAAGCGTGATTGCTCGAAGATTCTGATGAACTTAATTCAGAAGAAGCCAGCTTCCACGCCGCAAGAACGGTTCAAGCGTGTGCCGATTAGGAAGACGTCAGAGCAGCTCGAAGCCTATCGTTATAGGATGCTTGCAACTGTACAGCATCTAATTCTCGATACAGAGAGTTTTGCAGCTAGTTTTCCTCTTTGGCGCAACACAACAGCTTGCACGAACTGGCACATGACAACGTGTGCGTTCAGGGATGTGTGCAGACAGAGTTCCAGAGAAGCGGAACAAGCTACTCTCAGCAATGGTTTCCTTAAGTTACCGATATGGGATACCGAGTCTGTTCAACCTACAACATTTTAACAAGCAGGAGAAGGAGTAGCACATGGCAACAACGAAAACATACGAACCTGTAACAAGTCTGCCGAATTTGCAGATTACCAAGTGTCAGCAGATGCTTGCAAATCATATGCAATGCTGGCGAGCAGGAGATTATCTTGTCACAATTACTACTGACACGCCGACAGACGAGAATCCAAAGGCACAGACTGTGGAAACTTATCAGAAGTGTCGCGCTCATGCGTCCAGTGAAATGACACAAGATGCACAAACAACTGCGGATGAAGCGGCTCTGGCGGCAGCGCAAGCTGTTGTAGTGGCAGATACCGCACCCGTAGCAAACGCAGCAATCGTAAAGAAGTAACTCCAAAGGAGCAGGAATCCAATGGCAACAACACCAAATCCCTTCGTTAACATGGCCGGAGTACGCTCTGAGGATATACACGCCGCAGAGCGCCTCAAAATTGCGATCATGGGAGTGCCGAAGAGTGGAAAAAGTTGGCTTGCTGCTACAGCACCGGGACCGATCAGATACTATGACTTTGACGATCGTGCTGAGTCGCTGGAGGGTAAGTCGGGATTGTTTATCAGCAGTCCTCCGAAATTAACCATGCTAACGATAGAATCTGATCTGTCAGTAATGAAAGCGAATAAGGCTAACGGCTTGGCGCTTCCAACAACTATAGTCTTTGATTCCATCACTTACATGGTCAGAGCTATGGAAGAAGAGATTCGCCGACAAGCTAAAACACTCTTCAAGGAAATTAAGGTTGGAAACTCTACCTCAGTCTATAAAGGTAAAGACTGGGATGTTGTAGTGGGAATCCAGAGATACATTGAGTATCTGGTAGCAGAACTTACTACACTTGGAGTCAATTTTATCTTCGTCTTCCATGAAAGAGATGAAAAAGACAATGCTGAGTCTACAAAAGAAGAAACTAAGTACACTGGCAAAGTGATTGTCAGTCCTCAATATCTTCAGAACAGTCTCAGTCTTTTTAACGAGGTTTATCGTATTGTGGTTACAGGTAAGCAAGAGTATAAAGTCACCTGCAAACCAACGTATGATGTGACAGCTTCAACTACGATGCTCCTCGATGCTGAAGAGAAACCGAACATCATGGACATGATTGTGAAGCACAAAAAGAAAAGAGAGGAATTGAACAATGGCAAAAAGTAGGTTGTACACGTATACTATGCACTATCCGAAAAGGCGTGGTATGTACGACATGGACTGGTCTTCACTTCCACCAGACTTCAAATACCAGCCACCAGATTTCAAATACTAAGCAGAAAAGAAAAAGGAGCAGCACACAATGGCATTTCAAATGTCTTATCAGAAAGAAGAACTCTCTGGAGCATTGCCCGTACCAGCAGGATGGTACACACTACAGATCAAGAATTTCCGTCCGAAGGCATCAAAGGATGGAGAGTCGGTGTCACTGAACGCTGAGCTTGCTATCATCAACAACTCAGAGTACGACGGCCGCAGGATTTTCGCTGGTCTTAATTCTAAGGCCGGCTTTATTATCCTTGACTTCGTTCATGCTACTGGCTTGCCGATGGAAGAAGTGCAGGATGAGTTTGCTGGAACCGAGAAGGCTCACCTGACATTGCCGGGATTCTTTGAAGGTTCTGACACACATCCTGATGATCCCTCACAGTGGAAGTATCAAGGGCCGCTGCTCAACAAAACAATGGAAGTTGAGCTTGCGGAGACGGAGTATCAGGGCAAGAAGCGCAACGAAGTGCGGCAGTACAAATGCTCCGTGCCGGGTTGTACGGATAAGCATAGCACGAATCTGATCAAGAACTAACACAGAAAGAGCGCGACTTCTACGGAGGTCGCCTCTTTTTCTCTAGGCTCTTGAGGGAGCTTAGAGAAAAGGAGAATAAGAATGAAAGTATTTTTTGTAGAGTACAACCATTGGCTTCGTGACATAAAGGATCGTGTGCTATAATGCCCTACATTGGTCCACGTGGTACACCTACATCCCGCATTTGGGTTATCCTAGCTAGACCCTTTGGCTCTGACAAAGGCACACTCTTCTCAGGAGGTATGGGTCATGTCTTCTTTAAGATGCTTCAAGAAGCTGGCATCAATCAATCAGATTGTTACTACACTTCCCGTGCGCCTAATACTGACGATGCTCATGCTTATGTTAATCTTGATGCTGAGTTAGTACATCATACTCCTCCAATCATTCTTGTTCTAGGAGACGCGGCGGGTTGGTTTTTGCCGGAGTTAAGAGAGCCTAAACTAATGACTACGAGTGCAGGGCAGTTGCAGAAGTACGCTGGCTCTCTGTTGTCAGCGCCGTCACTCTCGTATCCACATTACATGATTCCAATCTACGGTCCTGAACGCTGTGTTGCGGATTGGACAGAACGGAACATTACTACCTACGTGGATTTGCAGAAAGTGCGAGATGAGTTTAAGTATTGGCAGAAGAATGGTACGCTTCAGGCTCTTCCAGAACGTGTAATGAAGTATCACGACATGGATATGGATGAATTGATTGGGTATCTTGAGCGTTTTCGTAGTGCAAAGATTTTGTCTGACGATATCGAGAATCCTACGTACAGAAGTCAAAAGTATTCTCCACATCCAGGGTATCCACTGTTGATGGGTCTTGCTGATTCGGCCACGTTTGGAATCAGTTTCAAACTCTTTCGTGATAAACCAAGTGAAAATCGAGAGCTTTGGAGGCGCTTGGATGATCTCTATTACAATGTTCCGATTCTCTTGGGTCAGAACTTCTTTAACTATGATGCATTGTTTCATAATATGCTGGGCTTTAGGATACGATTTGAGAGAGTCCAAGATACTTTGTTGCGCCATCATATCTTGTGGCCTGAACTGAGTCATAAGTTACAGTTTATGACCAGACAATATACTCGTGAGCCATACTACAAGGATGAAGGACACGGATGGACGTTGAAGCGTATGAACAAGTACAGGCGTTACAACTGCTTGGATGCGTGTGTTACCAGAGAAATTTATGACGCGCAAGAAGAAGAGTTCCAACAAAGACCGCAACTGAGGTAAGGAGGCACCACATGACAACTGAGCAGCACGCTAATGGGACGCTGAGCGCGGAAGAGCGCGTTAAAGATGTGCTTATAAAGCATGTCTATATCAGCGGGAGCAAGCTACAACCCAGCGATGAACTTGTGAGTGAATTATTGCTCGCCGCGCGCAAGGAGACTCACAATGGCAGAGTTGACAGAGACGGTTGATGAACTTGTTGGATGGTGCAGTAGTTGTGACAAACTCTGCTATCAATCGGAATATCCTATCGTTGGTTTTGACGATGAGTACGCCACTTGCTCCTCGT